GGTCTAGGTACTGTTCCAAATAGCCAGTATTTCTGGATGGGTAAGATGGAAGCACTCCAGATTAACCCTCAGTTAACTGATGCAAACACTGCTGTATTGACGATCTCAATTCAGTCAGAGTTTGTCGGTCCTTACACGAGCTAATAGGAGCAAATATGACACACATTACTTCTATTGGTGCTGGTATTTTCTCGGATCTATCTTACAGTATTGATAATCCAGACCTTGCTGCACCTTCTACTGCTATTGAAGCCACTTACAAAGGTTATTTTGTTACATTGCTTGCCAACGGTACTAACGTAACAGCAGGTGTTAACGAATTTCGGCGCATTGCTGATGTTCGTGAGTTCCCACAAATGGGCACTCCTCCGAATATTGTAAATGTGCCTACTTTTGGCTTTAAGACTTCTAAGCAGGTCCAGGGACAAGCTGACGCTCCTACCTTTGAAGTTACTATCAACTATGTTCCTAGCGATTGGGATACTATTGTTACAAATTATAAGCATGGTAGCTTAGTAGGTAACGGAAAGTTATATCCATTTCGCTTTACATTACTTAACTCTGCACCTACAGGAACATGGGCTTCTGTAGACAGTACAGGTCTTGGCGCTGGTGGTATTGGTAACAGTCAGTACTTCTGGATGGGTAAGTTTGAAGCATTGCAGATCAATCCTCAGCTAACTGACGGCAACACTGCAGTTCTGACAATTTCAATTCAGTCTGATTTTGTTGGTCCATTCACTAATACATAATGAACTATGATGGAGCTTCGGAGTAGATACCGTGGCTTAATTGAATACGTCTTGTAACGTCCATCTTTTTAAAATAAAAGGTAAATATGACAGAGAATACGACAAGACCGTTTAGTATGGGGTATGTATTACGTACCACAGCTAAACATATGAGGAAAAGCATTGATATCAGTATTCGGAAGACTTTTGAAAGAGTTGCAGAATTTGCAGACGATAAAGAAAAGTCAGAGGAAGTTTTTCGAACGTTATCTTTCTTACACATGATGAGGAAAGGTTTAGATGACTTCCAAGCTGACAATTCCGATAATTTCCGAGGTGATTGAAATGACAGAAGTAACTGGTATCAAGAGCTTTGTTGGCCGAAATATGGAGAAATCCGTTAAATTCATGGGCCAGGATCTAAAAATTAAAAAATTGCTTGTTGCAGAAGTTCTTGCAATTCAAGCAAAGGCTAAAGAGCTCAAGCTTGATGATAACTCTGATAAGTCAGATTCGGATGGTCTTGACTTATTGAAGTTAGTAATCAGATCTGCTGCAGAAAACGGTCAGGCATTAACTGACGAAGATTTTCAACAGTTTCCGATTGATGAGCTGAGTAAGCTTTCTGAAGAGATCATGAGGTTCTCAGGCCTGGGAAACGAACCAAAGAAACAGAGCTAACTGATGATGAATTAGTTCTGTATGAATTAGCCTATAATTTAAACAAGGATGTTGAAGATATAGAACAAATGCCTTATGATGTATTTAATAAATGGGTTGCCTATTTTCGACAAAGACCTGTCGATTGGCGACATGATTATCGTGCTTATGTTATGATGAAACTAAAAGGTGTTAAAGAACCTCCAGAAAAAGTCTTTGACACTTTAAAGTATATCTTTAAACCAGACACACCTAATCCAGACGGCTCTATAAGTGGACAAAACCTCCGTGCTTCATCTATATTTAACCTTCTAAAGAATGCTAAATATGGTGATTCGCCAGATTTTCTTTTTGAGGATAAGAAATGAAGTTTCAAATGAAATTACTGAATATTAAAAATGAATTTATGAAGTTAGCTGGTGCACGTAAAGAATTGTCTTCAAGGCAAGCGGCAGTTGTTGTTGGAGTGTTAAAAGAAGATCTCGTTCAAAATACTCCAATTGATACTGGTTTTGCTAGAGAGTCTTGGAAAGTAAATAAAACAGATGTAGGTCATAATGTAACTAATACTGCTGAATATATTGAACGTTTGAATCAAGGCTCTTCAAAACAAGCACCAGCACATTTCATAGAATCTGTTGCATTGAAATATGGACGTCCCGAGGGGACGATTGTAGACATTGAGCGGTGAATTTTTATACCCAGGGTGACAATAATGTTGCCCTGGGTATAAAATTAAAATAAGGAATAGAATATGGCAATTGTTCTAAAAACAATTTCCGATTCTAGAGAAGCTCAAGCTGATCTTGCTAAGCTACGTAAATCCGTAGATAGTATTAAAACAAGTACAGAACAAGTTTCTTCTAACTTCGGAAAGATGGCAAGGGTCTTAGCACTAGGTGCAAGTGCTTTTATTGGTATTAAAGCTATTACTGGCATGTCAGATAAAATTACTGTTCTAAATAATAAATTAAGAGTTGCTACTGAAAGTGAAGATGAATTCAATTATGCCTTAAATCAGACTAGAAAAATTGCTCTAGAGAATAGAACGGGTCTTCAAGATGTAGGAACATTATACTCTAAGCTGTCTCGCGCTACAAAAGCTTTTGGAGCTACACAGTTTGAAGTTGCGACTGTTACTGATACTGTAACCAAAGCTTTAAGACTTTCTGGTGCGACAGCTGCAGAAGCTTCTTCAGCAGTCTTACAGTTTGGCCAGGCGATGTCATCTCAGCTTCTAGCTGGTGATGAATTAAGGTCATTACGTGAAAATGCTCCAGTTCTCTTGGAAGCGATTGCACGTGGCCTAAAAGTAGATGTAGGTATGCTTAAAGAGATGGGAGAAAAAGGATTACTTCCTTCTATCAAAGTCTTTAAAGCACTCCTTGCAGAAGCTAAAAATGTCGGTGCAGAAACTGGTAAGTTGAACGTTACCTATGCAGAAGCCTTTACAAATATTAGAAATTCTCTTTCTATTCTTTGGGCTGAAACAAAAGAGTCTTTCACTAAAATGGGTGATCTTTTTGCTAGAACTTTAAATAATATCGCTTTATCTATCGCTCATTTTGCGATGAATTTAGATATTCGTCTACTAATGTGGAAGTCTAAATTCTTAGTATTTGCTTATTCTATTAAAGAATTCTTCACCGTTGTCTTTGCAAAAGGTAAAGCACTTCTTGCTCCCTTTGAAAGAACAATTGAGAGAATTGAAGATAAAGTTCGTTCATTATTTGGAATGACAAAAAACATTTCTATTGATGCAGCTGTTATTGATGTAGACAGTCCATTCGCTAATTTAGATGATGCAGTTGTAACTGTTAAAGATTTTGCAAAGAAAGCTGAGGAACCATTTGCACAACTATATGATGCTGTAATTGGTAACTCATGGATTCCTGACTTAGTAAAAGGTGTTGAAACAGTCTTAGGTTATCTGTTACGAAAGCCATTGATGATTATTAATGATTTCGTAAAGGCAAGTAATACATCTTTCTCTAAAATGTCTTTCTTTGCACCATTAGCATTAGGTCTTGTTCTTTTGATTAAATATAAGAGTATGATGATTAGACTTATTTCTTTAGCTGCATTGTTTGCTGCAACAGTATCTGGTATACGATGGTTTAAAGCTAGAAAAGAAAAGAAGCAAGATTTTTCTGTATTAAAAGGACAAGAGTTAAATTATAATGTTTTTGGTAAAGACTCTTTTACAAAGAAAAATCCTTTTCTTACTGATAACAATCCCGTTGTAAAAACAGCAGATAAGCTAGGTCAAGATTTTAGTGTTCAGCTCTACAAATCTTCAGAACTTAATAATGATCTTCTTCGTAAGAATAACAAAACTTTGAATGAGAAACTTTCTGAAAATATTAAGGCAGTAAAAGAGAAGACTAATATCGTCCCTCTTAAGGATAAAATCAAAGGTCGCCTTAATTTCGGTTATGAAGGTTTTAAAACAGAATGGCAAAGATTTAAAGATAATTTTAATGATAGCAAATTCGGTGAATCTTTTAATTACTCAGCCTTTGGCCGTACTATTAAACAGGTATTAGGAGTTCGTGATAGATTTTCTGGTAACATAATGGGTCAAGAAATTGATACTCTTGCATATGTTGGTAGAGGTCCACAACGAAAGCTACCAGATAGAAGTTTTGGCCATGATATCATTAATGCCTTACCAAAGAATATTCAAACACCTTTTGTTGTATCTCTTGCCGCGCTTATTGGATATGCTATTCTAAAGGCATTTAAAGATGGTCCTGTTAGAACTGGTTTATTAGGTTTATTACTTGCCGGATTTACAATTGTTTCTCAGAAAACAATTGATAAGTCTACTTACAGAGAAGGGCTAGCTAAGCCTGTTTTCAATGTTGCTAAATTTGTCAATGATAAGTTTTTAAAACCCGTTTATGGACGTGAAGTAGAAAAAGAAGAAACTCTAAAGAAAAAGCCTGTCTTTAAAAGAGTAACAAATGATATTTTGGATTTCCTTGCTAACTTTCAAAATGGTCTAAAGAATTTACTTAGTAATAATGCATGGGGTAATGGCGGTACTATTCTTACAAATGGTTTAGACTTTCTTTCGTTGATTGCAAAACTTGCTTTACTATTTAAGGGTGGTAGAAAATTCTTAGGCGGTATTGCTACAAGTGCCTTGAATCTTCCTAATAATATTGCAATGAATATTTCAAACAGAGCTGACTTAAGAGCAATAGATAGGAGAATCGAACAAGATCAACCTCTTCTTACCGCACAACAACGTCTAGCTCATGGTACTGCTCCTGGCGATGAAAGACGTTTTTCACGTCAGCAGCTAGATGCCGCTGATGCACTTCATCAGCAACGTGCAGCTGCACTTGGTCCAGTAAGACAAGCAGAAAACGAAGAAAGAGCTAGAGCATCCCAAAGACGAATGGATTTAAATAAGGGCATTCGTGATAAACTACAAGGTAGTATTGTCGATAGTAGAATGCTACTTAGAAATAGTGTTATTCAAACTGGTAGTGGCATTGGTGCAGTTCTTGGTGGAGCAGCAGCATTCCAAATCGGTATGAAAATTGCTGAAGGTATGGAAGGTGCTCCTGCCTGGCAAAAAGTAGGCGTAACTATTGCAACCGCTGTAGCTGGTGAAAGCATTGGCTCTGGTATTGGTACTGCACTAGGTTGGGCATTTGTTGCAATTATGCAAGCATCTATGCCTATTATCATGGTAGCCGCCGCTTTTGCTGCTGGTCTAATTATCGGTCAAGCAATTAAAGATGCTGCAGTTGCTGCTTGGGACTATATAAAGAAATTAAAATCTGGTGAAATTTCTGAAGAGGAAGGGCATAAAAAAGTCAGTGAAACTTTTGCTCCTACTAATAAGATTCTTGGTCCCGTTGGCTCTCTCTCAAAGTTTACAGAATTGGCTGGACATGGTGTTACTAACTATTACGGTACATCTGAAAACAGTAAGAAAGCCACTGAAGAAGGTATAGAGAAAAGCTTAGGTGAAACTTTAAAGCAAGAATTTGCTGATCCTGTTAAGAATTTCTTTTTACCAGAGCCTGAATCTATTAAGCGTTTAGAACAACTTTTTAATCCTATCTCGTCAGCCAAAGCATCTGAGTTAGGTAAACCTACTGCTAAAGAGTTAACAGAAAAGACTTCGGATAAATCTTTAGAGAACCCATTAACTGAAGTAGAAATTACTGCGGAAAGAGTAGAAACAAAGTTAGAAGAAGCACAGGTGTCTTTTGGAGAAAATTTCAAAGCATTCTTTAATGGCTTAATGGCTATTCTTACGAATGCTGAAATGACACTTCAACAGAAAGCTTCTTCATCCATTCAGTTAGGTAACGAAACTCTATTTCAACCGTTTGTAACTAAATTTTTTCCTACGCTCGGTTCGGAAAAGGAAAAAGATAAAGTTAAGAACCCTCTGGACAATATGTCATGGAAAGAACGTTATGAAATTGCTGATGATGCTACGTTTGCTAAGTACCAAGCTAATCTTACAGCACAAATTGAAAGTGCTGGTATCAAGAATCTTAAGCCAGAAGAATTAGACGAACTTGGTCCTGATTTTCAAGTTCAAGCCTTGACCATAATGGATAACATTGATAAATTAATGCAAATGAACACTGAAGGTGCAGCAGCTAGTGCAGAAGGGCTTAGAGACGATCTTAACAAGATCCTTAGAGAAAGAGTTACTAATCTTCAAATGGAAGGTAAAGTCTCTAGTAATGTTGAGGTTAGTGGTGAAGGTGGTTTAAATTTCGGTGATGCTTTCGAGCTAATCGGAACCACAATGGAAGAGTTAGGTCTTACTTTTGAATCTTTCAAAAAACTTGGTCCGGATATTCGACTTGCTTTAATGAAGACAGCAATTGATATTAATGCTGCAAATACAGCACTATCGGATGTTGGATACAATAGTGAGAAAACTGGTGAATTAATCGAAGCTGCACGTGAGAAACTCGAGAAAGGTTTAAAAACAAGTTGGGAACTTTTAAAAGGAAAGCGTCCTGGCTTTGAAGATTTTAGTGCAAGAGCAATTAAAGCTGAAGTTGATTTTGGTCAACCTGCTTATAATGTATTGACAAATACTGAAGAGACACGTACAATCACTCTTTTTGATGAATTAGCAAAACAGATTGAAAATCAAAAAGATGATACAAAACGAGAAACTGCTCAATTTGAGATTGTAAGACTTCTCAAAGAAGTTGAAAAGATTAGAATTGCAGCAGAGCGACGAGCTGCTAATGACAATATTGCTTTATTGCAACAGAACTTTGAAGACGTAGGATTAACTCTTGAAAGATTAACTTACTTTAATATGTCTGATGATAAACGTTCCGAAATTCAAGATAAAGTTGCTGCAATAAAAAGTAATAATGAAGCATTAGAAATTGAGACTGATCCAGAAATTCAAAAACGTTATGCAAAAGCCAATGCTGAAATGCTTACGGGTCTTAAAGAGGAATTAGAAGAACTTTCTCCTTTTTACAAGAAAACAAGCCAAGTCCTTGGTGAGTCTTTTGTAATGTCAATGAAAGAAGGTTTTAGCTCTTCTGTAAAGGATTTCTTAAAAGGTAAATCGTCTTTTGGCGAGATGATGAAGAACATCGGAATGCGCTTTGTTGATTCTGTTGTTGACACATTTGTTGAAAGCATGGTTGATAGACTTTTCTTCAAGAAAGAATTTGTTGATAAAAGTTTTAAAGCTATTGGAGAGAATATTGGAAAACTTTTCGAAGAAGGCGGTGGAATTCAAAAGATCCTTGAGAGTATTGGTATATTAAAACCTAAGACTACTGAAAAACTCGATACAAAAACTAATTTTGGTGATGTTTATGAAAGTCAGAAAGCACCGTTAGCAGCTTCAATTGGTAGTGCATTAGCAGTACCATTTGAGAGACCTGCTTTTGAGCCTAATTATGAAGTATTTGAGTCCCCTACAATGCCTGGCTTGCCCGAGATTTCTGCTCCGTTTACAGAGCCTCAGTTACCACTAAGTCGTTTTGAGTCCACACCATTCTCAGGGATGACTGATCCTATTACTCAGACTGCTGAAACAATGACGAGTGGAATTTCTAATGAAAATATGATGAAGCCTGTTGTTGAAAAACTAGATGCACAAAATAAACTAACAGAGACTGGTACTAAAGTTACTAAAGATGGTCTTACTGGTACAGAAGCCGCTGCCGTTGCTGGTACGGCTATTGCAGGAATGGCTATGATGTCTAGTGATGATAATTTCACTAAGATGCTTGGTGTTCTTACAATGGTCTTAGGTGCGGTACAATTAGCTGCTGTAACAGGTGCATTTGCAGAAGGTGGTAAAATCAGCGGTCCAGGCACAGGTACATCTGATAGTATTCTCGCGCGTGTTTCTAAAGGTGAATATGTTGTAAATGCAAGAGCTACTAAAGAAAATTTTAAAATTTTAGAAGCTATTAACTCTGGTAAGAATCTTAAGAAATTCGCTACTGGTGGTGCGATCAGTGGTCCAGGTACAGGTACTTCTGATAGTATCCTTGCACGCGTCTCTAAAGGAGAGTATATTGTAAATGCAAAAGCTACTAAAGAGAATCTCAAGATATTAGAGACTATCAACTCTGGCGAAGATCTTAAGAAATTTGCTACTGGTGGTTTAATCTCACCAGTATTAACCACGACACCTACTTTAACTAATATTCAACCACCAAATGTTAATAATCAACAGTCTAATAGTCAAACAATTAATATTACTGTCACTGGAGATATTTCTCGACAAACAAAAGCTGAGTTATTCAGAATGCTCCCCACTATTGCGGAAGGTGTGAATTCTCATAATCGTGAAAAGGGTTATAAACAAGCATAAGGAATTAGAATGTACGGTATCTATGAAGGTGGAAAAATTATTGCGCAATTTGTTGTTCCTTTAGCAGTGCGTAGTAATCATCCAGTGTTTGCCTCGGATACCCTTAGTTTAAGCAGGCGTATTAGCCGGAGAACGGCTCAACGATGGGAGATCGAAACCCGTCTTGAGCCGCTTTCTCACACCGCACAAGAGTTATTTGTGCATATGGTTACTAAAGGGTATTCAAATACTTTTACTATTATCATGCCCCAGAATTATGGAGCTGATCAGGCTCGGACTTCCAGCAGCACACCTACAACTACTGGTACTGCTGCTTTAAATACTAGTTTTGTTACACTAACAACTAGCTCAAATACTGGGTTAATTCCAAAAGGTACTTTTATTAAGTTTAGTAATCATACTAAAATTTATTTGACTACAACAGATGTATTAAATAGTACTATCGGTACTACAATGAGCTTCTATCCACCACTTAGAACAGCAGTCCCCGCTGGTACTAGCTTCACATTTAAGCTTGATGTTCAAATGACTTGTTTGTATGACTTAGATACACTTAGTGGTATGTCATTTACAAATGGTATTCTTCAGGATATGGGACAAGTTCGAATTTTGGAGGCAGTATGATTACATTACATGCTGATGTAATTTCTGCTCTTAATACTAAACCAACGGATTTCTTTTATTTATTAAAAATTGTTGATGAAACTGCTGCTATTTATAAAGCGGTAACGAATCATTGGTCAAATGTGATTGTTAATAGTATTACCTATGTTGCTGATAATTCTATAGTAAAACTAGACACTCCCCAAATCAATACAGATGTCGATAGAGAGCAATATAAACTATTTTTAGCTGATGCTTTCTTTGATGAAGCTTCTGCTGCTGAAACTAATATGGTAGGTTGGAATGTTGAAATCCGTATTGGGTTTCTTCATCCCACCACAAAGCTTCCTATGACTGAAATTGAAAAGACTTTAATCGCCTATGCTGGACGTATTGATAGCGTTGCTTATCAAATCAAAACAGAAGAACGAGGTGAAGTATTATTAGGTATTACATGCTCTTCTCCACTTGCAGATTTAGACTTAAAGCGTGCCATGTATTGTAGTAAGGATTACATTCGTGGTAGAAATGCTGACGATAGCTCTTGTGATCAAGTCTATGGCGGGTCTGGTGTACTACAACTCAAGTGGGGTAAATCATAATGGCTGGTGTAGCCTCTGGTATTTCTGCAACAGCAATTGCAGCATGGGCCAGCCTTGCAGTAAGTGTTGCAAGCGCTGCTTATTCTATTCAACAAGCCAAAAAGCAAAAAGATGCTGCTAAAAGAGCAGCAGAAGCAAGACGAGGTTATGAAATTCCTGTAGAGGGAATGGCGACTAATCTTGCTATTGTTTACGGTAGATCTAAAATTGGTGGTGCAAGAGTCTATCATAATAGCACAGGTGGTTTTGTATTTACTGATCCTGGTACTACTGTTGATAAAACTTTCTTATCTGGACTTACGCCAGCTTCTGATTCAACAGAATATGTAGTAACAGTAGACACTCGTGGTGGTGGCTGGACTGTTTATATTAATGCTCATGATACACGATTGACAAAAAGCTTTGATGGTAAAAAGAATGAATTTCTTTATTTTCAACAAGCATTGTGTCAAGGACCAATTTATAAAACTCATGATGTGATTATTGATGAAGCTAAATACCTAGATGACCCGCAATTAGGTACTGACATCTATAAAAGTGCTTATAACAAGATTGAAGCAGCTCTTCGAATTGACATGCATAATGGCAAAGCTGTTGGACAAGAAGATCTTATTTTTGCTGCTAATTTTGGTGAACGAAGAAGAGCTAAATTTTACGATATTGCAAATGCTTCTGTAACAATCCGTCTTGATAGAAAAAATCCTCAATTCTCTGGTACACCTACAATTCAATTCCTTGTAGAAGGTAAATTAATTAGAAAAATTACCAGAACGGGTGTTTCTCCTAATTATGTTTATGCTTTAAATTCTACTGGCGGTATTTATAACAATGGTTATGAATACTCAAATAATCCTGTCTTTGTTCTTTTAGATTACTTATTAGATCCTATCTCTGGAAAAGGGTTAGATATAACGGAAATCAATTTAGAAAGTTTCTATAATGCTGCTATAACTGCGGCGACTGTTGTTCAATCTGGCGTTGCCGTTGGTGGTAAAATCTATAAACCGACAGATGGCGGCGGTGGCGTATCTGGTACAAACAGCTTAACCAGAGATTTGCCACTATATGAATGTAATACTACACTTGACACCAAACGTCCAATTAGAGAAAATATTGAAACAATTCTTTCTACAATGGGAGATGCTCGCCTTATTTGGTCCCAGGGAAAATATAAAGTAAGTCTTGTTTATCCTACTTCAGAAGCTCAAACTGCTGCACTTTCTGTACTAACTTTAGACGACTCTAATCTTGTATTAGATCAAGAAGTAAATATTACATTTCCATCTGCTAGTGATCGTTATAATTTTGCAACTGTTAAATTTGCAAACGAATCTGAAGATTTTAAAGATGATACAGCCTCTTGGCCGCCTAAACTAGAACCCACTATCAATAAGACAGAAACTTATTTTGTTGGTATTGGAGGAAAACGATATCCTCCAGGTATTTCAGCAAATGGTTGGGAAGACCAAAAAGGTAACGGCGGTGGTAGACTATTAAATAATTATGCTGTATGGAACGGTAATGATAATGTTACGAGTCTTGAGTATAGATTTATTTTAGAAGCAGAGAACCAAGGTCCGCTTGTAATTGAATATGCTTCTGATGACACTTGCTCATGGAGTCTTTATGTAACGACTATTGCAAACCCTACTGGTACGTTAATTGCTTCTGGTTCTTCAGGAACTAAGATTTTAAAACAAACTAATAATCAATTACAATCTTTAACAGATCTTGGCGAGGCATTGGATGGTACACAAGACCGTCTCTTCAGACTAGTTGTTACGGCAACAGATCTTGGTGATGAGACTGATGGTGATCAAGGCTCTGCTACAAAAGGACGTGGTTTCGCTTTTAGACTGCTGAAAGGTAATTTTATTGTATGGTCTACTAGAGAAATCAGCTATGATGCTTTTAGAGAAAAGACTGTTAGTAATACACTATATAGAACATACCTTGCCGAAGACAATGGCATGGAACTAGAAACAGAAATCTACGCAGAAGGTATTACTGATTACTATCATGCATTAGCTAAAGCAGAGGAGTTAGTACGTACTAGTCGTGGTGCATTTGGTTTAAACTTAACATTTCGTATTACAATTGGTATTCCTGAGCCTGGCGATATTGTTCGTGTAAACTCTACAACACTAGAGCTAGGGACAGGAACGGCGTTATATTGTAGAGTTGAAGGTGTTAAGTTAGTTGGAGATTTCCTCTGTGAAGTTGTTTTAAAGCGTTTTGATCATACATTTCTTGCTTGGAATGTTAAGGATGATGCTTATATTCAACCTCCTAATATTTATGATTATTCTGTTCCTGCACCTCGCTATGTTACTTATTCCACTGATCCAACAGTAAGCTCTTTGACATCAGCAGGACGATTAGATTGGCCATTAATTTCTTTGAGTGATTTTGAATGCTTTATTATTTATGCATTTACTGATAAAGATATCGCTTATTTCGATCCAGAAACTAATGTGCCTTTATTTATTGAAATTGGAAGAACAACTGAGAACTTCTTTATTCTTCCTGCAATAAATGCTTATAGTGCAATTTTTGGTGTTAGAACTTTAACTAAATCTGGAAAATTATCCAATATTGTTTTTGTTAATGCTTTTAATTCTGGCCCAACACAAGTTACTGTTCAAAGTGTTATTCTGAATAATTACAATACAGGTGCTACCAATCTAACGCCTTCAAATAGCTTTACAGGAACTATTAGAACTACAATGGGCGGATGGCGTCATGACGAAGGATTGCTAGCTAATAGCATTATTACGAGTCAGGTAGATCCTTATGGAACAACAGCGCCTCTACTAAGAATTTCTGGTGATGGTACTACTGCTTCTACAGAAAATAATTGGTTTGGTAGATGGGTTCATCCTTTCGATGTAGATCCTAAAAAGTCTTATATTTCATATGTCTGGATTAAACGCCGTTCTAGTACTTCAAATAATATTTACCTTGGATGGGAACCTCTCAATAATATTGAAAACTTAAGTGGAGTTTTAGTTGCTAATCCCTATTTTGTAAACGGTCAAGGCGCTATTCTTACTACTGGTAAATGGTACTTAGCTGTTGGTGTCATTCATTACGACGGCTTCAGTGGAGCAGATACTGGTCTTGCAGGTATTTATGATCCACTGACTGGACTTAGAGTTTATGACGGAGCAGAATTTCAACATGTTGCCAGTTCTGCTAAGCAAGGCTTATTACTAGGCTATTATAATACTGCTATTGAAGCTACCACAGATGGTTTTGATTTCTTACCAGGTGGTACCTATGTAATGGATGGTACGCATCCTACAAAGGATAATATTACGAATCTAATGGGTCCATTAGTTTCTGGTTATCTAACTAATGAAGCTCATACTGTTCCTGCTTATGCTGATGGTACAGGTGCGGTTCTTACTGGTTCTGATGGTAACTTTAAAGTCTTTTATGGACTTTCTGACGTAACAGAATTTTCTACATTTAGTATTGTTGATGGCATAGATGGTGGAGCTAGCTGGACAAAGACTCAGAATGGTTTAGTAATGACCATTATTGAATCTGGGGCATCTGATGGTAGCTATAGTTTATCTGGAACATGGACAGCAGCTACAGACGTTGAAACTTTTACATTAAGAGCTACTTATAATACTGTTGTTCTTGACAAAGTCTTTAGTATCTCTAAATCCAAAGCAGGTGCGCCTGGTGACGATAATACAGCTTATTGGTTAGACATTTCTTCTCCTGTTATTTTCAAAGATTCAATAAGTAGAACGGCAGATGGTGTTCATACTAGTATTCTCGTTACTGGAAAGAGAACTGTTGGTGATGTAACTACAAATCATGGCTATGTAACAATTACTGGTGATTATGAAACTGAGTCTACAACAGCTAGTAATGCTTATCCAATTACAAAGACGCCAGGTAGTGCTGATGATGAATCAGTTTATACTGTAAAATTATATAATCAAGCAACCGTTGCAGGTGCTACATTACTCGATACTCAGACAGTTCCCGTTGTTTTCAAAGGTGCAACAGGCACTTCAGGCACAGACTCTACAGTATATTGGCTCCATACTACAGCCCCAGTTATTTTTAAAGATTCTCCTGATGTTACAACAGATGGCATTCATACCAATATCACAGTTACTGGTAAGAGAACAATTGGCGCAACAACGACAGATTATGGTTATCTTACTGTTACAGCTAATGGTGATACTGAAGCTGGAACAGCGACAGCTACAACGATTACTACAGCTATTGCAAACGGTGCTGACAAACTAAATTATACCGTTAAGCTTTACAACGATGCTGTAAAGACTACACTTTTAGATACTCAAGTTATCCCTGTCGTTTTTAAAGGTGCTACAGGCTCCTCCGGTACGGCTGCTGCTTATGTAGTGGTTAATGGAGAACAAGCCTTTAAGTTCCTTGCTGGACAATCAGTACCTACTGTTTCCTCTATCACATTAACTGCGACTCTTTTCGGATCACTAAGCGTTTATGATTGGGAATACTGGAATGGTACTGCTTGGGCAAATTTAGGTGGTACTCAGAATACTTCTACTTATATATTAGCCTACGATAATGCAGCATGGAGTACTAACACTTCTCTACGAATCCGTTGCAGGTCCGGAGCAGATACTTATACTGATGAAATAACTATTGTTAAACTTTACGATGGTTCTTCAGGTACCTCAGGTACAGATGGTGAAAATGCAATTACTATTATCTTATCCAATGAATCTCATACAATCCCTACAGATTCTGCTGGAAATAACGGTATATATACTGGCTCAGGTTTAGATATTAGAGTCTATGAAGGGACAACGCCAGTTCCTTATGATGACACAGTCACTTATGCGAGTCCATCTTTTAGAATTACACCAACGCCATCTAATATAACACTTGGAACTGCATCGACAGTATCTACATATACACGTCGATGGTCAGATCACTCTGCAATGCTAGCTGATACAGCGAATGTTTCTTTTGCAATTACTGTTAAAAATAGTGATGGTGTTGAAACTACATTTACTCGAGTTCAATCTCTTACAAAAGCAAAACAAGGCGCTACAGGTACGTCAGGAGCAAATGCAATAACTCTCAGAGTAATTCCTGATAAAGAAACCTTTACATATAATGGATCTGGAACAGCAACACCTTCTGGTCAGTATATCACAATTACAACTAGTAAGCAAAATACTACTAATGCTGTAACTTGGTCCACAACGCCTGCTACTAGTTTAAGAGCAACATCAACAGCAGGCTCTACTATTGTAACTACAGGCAATACTGTATACTTGCATGAAGCTGACTTTGCAGGACAAAGTTCTGTTACAATTACAGGAACTATTACTGCAGATAGTGTTTCAGATAAGTTTACTGTTGTTAAATTACAAGACGGTACATCAGGTACTAGCGGCGCAAGTGCTTTCACTGTAAGTGTTTCGAATGAAGCTCATACATTTGCAGCTAGCATTTTAGGTGTAATTACAGATTATGCAAATTCTGGTACTACAATTAAAGCTTGGTATGGTACAACAGCATTGACATATGGGCTCTCTGGTGCAAATACATTTAGCGTAAGTGCAAGTGCTTCAAATATTACCGCTGGAACTGCTTCTGGAACGGGGACTGTTAGGACTTATGCAAACCATTCTAATATGACTGCTAACCAGGCAACAATTACTTACACTATTATTTGCAGAGATGCTAATGCAGTTGAGTATACTTTTACAAAATTACAAACATTCTCTAAATCTCTTGCTGGTACTCCAGGAATGTCTGCTGTCCTTTCAAATGAGAATCATACATTTACAGCATCTTCCACAGGTGTTGTCTCTACTTATGTTGGCTCTGGTACAAACTTTTATGTTTATGATGGTGATCAATTATTAACTTACGTTACAAGTGGACCTGTAGTAAGCCAGTATACGATAGCTATTGCTGTTTCTAATATTACAGCAGGTACGTTATCAGGAACTGGAACGACTACAGCAACGATTGGCGATCATAATACTTTTATCAATGCTCAAAATACGGCAAGTATTACTTATACTATTACTGGTTATAATCGCCAGAACCTTCCATTTACAATTGTTAAAACTCAAACTTTCAGTAAATCTAAAACTGGTACTGCCGGTGCAGATGGTACAAATGCTTCTTTTAGATGGATATACACTTCAGCACCTGTCGTATTTAAGGACTCTCCAGACAGAGTTACAAATGGTGCTCATACAACTGTTTCAATTAAAGGTAAAGAGACCGTTGCTGGCGTAACATCTGATTGGGGTTATATTACAGTAACTGGTATTGGTTATGACGAAACAGAAGCTGTAACAGCAACGGCGTCTTCAATCGGTATTACATTAGCGCCAGCACTAGGTGCTGATGAAAGCCTGTATGAAGTTAAGTTATATGATGGAGCAACTGTAGCAACGGCTACATTAATTGATACTCAAACAATACCTGTAGTCTTTAAGGGTGCTTCTGGTGCTTCAGGTACTTCACCTTTTACTGCTGTTCTTTCTAATGAAGCTCATGTATTTCCTGCCAGCGTTACTGGCGTTGTTTCTTCCTATGCAGGATCTGGAACAAATCTTTATGTTTATGAAGGTATTACTGCTTTAACTTATGTCACAACCAGTCCAACAGCGGGTCAATGGACTTTTACAACCACGCCCGCTAATATTACAGTTGGAACAATCTCTGGAACTGGTACTACTACCGCTACAGTTGGTGTTCATTCTGGTGTAGCCTCTGGTACCGATGCATCCTCTATCGTTTATAATATCTCTGGATATTCAGCAAACAATACAGCCTTTAATTTAACTAAGACACAGTCTTTTAGTAAATCTAAAACAGGTGCAACTGGTAATACAGGTGCTGATGGCGATAGTGCAATTACAATAGTCTTAACAAATGAGGCTCATACATGTCCAACGACTGCTGGTGGTACTGTAAATTATACTGGTTCAGGTACCGATATTTTTGTATATGAAGGTTCTACTCAACTTGATTATAATGCTGCAGGAACCTCTCCTAGTACATGGAACGTCACTGCTGCAGACGGTACTGTAGGAACAATTGCTCCGGGTACAAAATCTTCAGTTGGTACTACGCCTAATAGGTATGCCAGGTATGGTGACCATTCAGGAATGAGCACATCCGTAGCAGATATCGTATATACTATTTCTGGACAAAGAGCTGATGGTACTGCATTCTCATTTACAAAGCAACAGACTTTTGCTAAATCATTAGATGGCGCAGCAGGTACTAATGCCAAGTTACTTTACGTTTCTGCCGATAAGCAAACTGTTTCCTATAATTCTTCAGATACGGTCGTTGCTGGTCAAACAATTAATTTTACAGTAACTACTCAAAACACTACTGGTGTTAAGACAGTCTATTTGTATGAAATGGATGGTACTACAGAATTAGATGCAGGTGTTTACTTAACAGGTTCTGGTACAATTGTAGATAATTCTCCTGGTGCCAATCAGTTTACAATGACTGGCACTACTATTACTATGACCGGTGCTAATTTTAATACTGCAATTACTACTGGAGCCACAACAGGTGTTGTTGTTAAAGTTTTACAAGATGGTGTTTCCGATTTAATCTCTGTTGTTAAGATTAAAGATGGTGCAGATGGTACAGATGGCACAGATGGTACAAACGGCACAGATGGTGTTTCTCCAACATTCTACTATATTAAACCACTTAATGGTACTGCAATTAAGAATAATACTGGATCTCTAACTATTGAAGCACATTCGTTAGCTGAAAATGCTGATGTTCTTTTGAGTTCTGGTAATATTAAACTCTACGATGAAACTGATGGTATTGAGGGTGATGGTTACACAGCTACATACAATGCTGCAGATTTCAGTTCAAGTACTTCAAGAGTAATTAGACTTGCAGATATGTCTGCGACTGTTGCAGGTAGTCAAACCGTTATTGTTTCTACTCATTCTCAATCAACATACTCTGGTGGTGCAAGTACTCAAGCAGATGTTTATTCTTTTGCCAATTATGAAAAGGCTTCTACTGCTGATTATTCTATAGCAAACGTTACTTTTCCGAACGTTCCAAATGCATTACTTGTTGCTGAATTTACAACAGAAGTTGCTGCTGGTGATCCTATTTGGACAGTAGCTTTTGGTGGAGTTAATGGTGTAGCATTAGGTGGCACATCTGCTGCACCGGTCTGGTCTGCCTCAAATGCTGGTACAGATGTGCATGTTTGCCACTGGATATGGACAGAAGCGATGCTTACTGGTGGTGGCCTATCTAAAGGACAAACAAATATAACTTTTGCTACTTCAGGCTATGGCGGTTCGGCTAATGGTCAATTAACACTCTTTTGGTTAACTAATGCAGCTCAGACAACTTCTCCAACTTATACGGCGACTGACACTGGAACAGGACTGACTGATCTAAGTACTTTTGACTCAACAATTAATGCCTCGACTGCCGATTCCTTAGTGTTGACAACAATTGTAAGTCCGATAGATAACCAAACATATTCTTGGAGTTTAGGTACTGAGCTCTTCGAGTATGCTGGCCCTACCTACGTGTTTACGAGTAGCACTGTTAAGCATCTGATCGGGTCTAATACTGGTTCTAAAACCTATACTGCAACATTCGGTACTGTTACTAATAATGATAGACTTGTGGCAAGATCTATTATGTTTGCTCCTGCTGCAGGTTCTACTGATCCTAATTTTAATCTAGGAAGTATTCCTTGGGCAACAGGTATTTCAGATACTAACGTTCTTGTTCTTGCTAAAGTACTTATTGAAGATACTACAATGGTTGAAGATTTCACTATTAAGTATGCTAATGTTAATGGTACTAAAATTGGTTCTACTCAGTCAAATGCTAATGGTCACCATATTATAACATATGGTTGGAATCAGACCATGCTAAGTGGAAAGACCAAAGGTAATAATTATTATTTAACTTCGACTGGTATTGCTAACGAAGTACAATCAGCTACAGTATATATTCTTAAAAATGCTACTCAAACATTAGCAAATGTGTTACTATATGCAGATATAGATAGCGCTAATACTACAGCAAGCTCTGCATCTGTTGCAATATCAAGTGATTATGGTTTACTATTAGCAGATCAATTATATGATGCTACAGCAGTAGGAACAACTGGTTGGACCAATCTAACTCAAACTATTGCACCCTCTACAGTCAGTGATGAAAGTGTTGTAAGATTCTGCAAGGCTTCTGCTAAATTAGAAATTGGAACTTATTCAGGAACACGCTCTTATGGCATGTCTGTTAAGCCATCCTCTGATGGTGTGCTTAGCCTAACACTTGTTCCTACGCAGCCAACTGTAACAACTATTGTTTATGACAGTATTACGTTGTCTAATATTTTAGATGGTGAAGCTGCATCAGGAACAATCGCTGCAGAATTGTCTATAAGCAATGCATCTCTATGGGCATATGCAGATGGCTCTATTTACGATTATACTCCTGCTAACGGTACTTTCCAGGTTTATGTCGACACTGTCTTAACTGGTACTGGTAATATCTTTACAATTTACCAAGGTACTGATAACGGTGCTTCATGGTCTAAAACACAAAACGGTCTTACTTTAACAATTAATGAAACTTCTGGTGTATACTCAATCAGTGGTACGTCTTGGACAACTGACCAAGAAAGTTTCACTATGATTATGACTCGTAGCACGACCGTTATCCAAAAGACTTTTGTTGTCACTAAGAACAAAGGTGGTTATGAAATTCTCAGTAGTTTGCCTTCTTCTAATCTCTTCCAGGGAAGAACAGTCTACCTTACTGTACGCGATACACGTTCCCTTCCTGTTTCAGAAGCTGACAAACTTTACAAATGGACTTCTACTGCAACGACGTGGGATGGTACAGCAACCAATTGTAAATGGTATCCGGTGTCACCAGTAGTAACTGGTACTACAATCAGTGAAGATCCTGGTTTTGAAGCTCCAGTAGATACTTGGAAAGCGTCAGTTGGTACACCTATCTTTACGACTGTTACAGATGGTGTTGTTGGTGCTAAGGTATTTAGAAGCGGTACATCAGAAACCAGTATTCTCTCTAGACGTCTTTTTCCTATCAATGTGAATACAGTCTATCGCGTTAAATCTTATATCAGAAGAAGTGCAACAGCTAATGGTACTGCTTATATAGGTCTTGCTCTTTTAGACTCTAACTTTGCTAATATTAGTGGTAATGGTTCTTATTGGTACTTAGGTGCAATCGGAGCCACACCAGGAACATCTTGGGCTAATTACTATGGTACAGTTGGACCCTCAGGTTCTGGAGCGGATTTATTATTTTCTTCATATACTAATGGAACTAATGCTAAATGGATGCAAGTAGTTGCAATTGGCAATCTAGGCGGCTCTTCTGGATATCATGAATTTCAAGATTTACGTTTAGAAGAGGCTATTGATGGTACTATCATCAGAGCAGGTAGTATTCAGACTAATCACATGACTGCTGGTACTATTCATGGTGATAGAATATCAGGTGGTACAATTGTAGGTGCTCAGCTTCAAGCAACAACACTTTCTGCTATTAAGAGTACATTGGGCACAGTTGAAATTACTACTGGTGGTCATCTAAGAAGTGGCCAAACAGCATTTAATACGGGAACTGGTTTCTTCTTAGGTTCTGATGGAGGTACACCTAAATTTTCTATCGGTAACTCCTCAGCTAATCATCTTTTCTGGGATGGTACTCAATTAAAGATTTATATCAATCCTTCAAATATTATTGCTGATGCTTCTTTAACTGCTGATGACTACTACTCTTTTGCCACCCGTGTTAACACTGCAACGGCTACTGTTGCGGCTATCCAGTATTGGTCTAATGGAGAAGTTTATAGAAATGTAAACGGTACTGTAACTCTTATAGGTAACTGGTATACACCAACGACAACATCCATAGGAAGTTCTTATTATATTAAATTTCTAGTGATATCTGCGACAGGTATGCAGGAAAGTCAAAATGCAGTTGTAATGCCTTCTGGTATAAATGCAATTTCGACAACTAGAATAGTATCGTTATCTACGCCTGCTACTACAAATGTTGTTGATTATAATGCAACAGTTGTCGCATACATTTACTCAGATTCTGGTGGTACAAATCTATTGGCTCAAAAGTTTATTAGCTTAACCGCTATTAAGGATGCATAATGAAAACAGGAACATTATATAGAAAACTATCTAGAGAAGTGGTAGGTTTAGTCTATTGTGAAGATGACGAAGACCTCGTTCTTAGCTATGAAACATTTCGATTTGGTGTTTACGAAGGTGTCTTTGATTCTTCTCTCTTTTATGTAGATTCGAATGGTTTATTAGCAGATCGTGTTCCTTTAAGCTACACAATTCCTGCTAGTGTTGAAATTAACACACCTATTCAAATCTCCGGATTACCTGAAGATGTATTTATGACAGTTAATTCAGTGCCTACTGCTGTGATTGAAGGTGTATTAACAATTGTCAAAGCTTCTGCAATTTCTTATCATTTTGAAGCTGTTGGTAAATATGTAAATGATGTGCCTAAAACGTGTCTTGTCATTGATTCAGTTAAAGAAGCGAAAGAAGCTGATCCTCGTTGGGTTGCTCTTCAGAATGCTACTCCTGCTCAGATTGAGACTTGGATCAATAACAATATTACCGATTTAGCTTCTGCACGTAACCTTTTGAAGACACTTGTCTTGGTGGTTCGGATGCTCCACGACCGTACAAGCTGAGCGAAACAGGCCACCAGTCCTCCGGAGGTGGCGCAGGCAGGGCGCTCCGGGCGGGGCCAGTACCCCACTCATGCCCTGGCCCGGCGTCTCGCCTGCAGCCCCTAGGAAGTGATTATTTTTAGAAAATTATTTGTATTAAAGAGGAATCAAATTTATTACATAACAATTTAAAAGAAAGGTTGACATGAACGTTACTGAGCATGAATCAAATATAATTCGAGAAGACTTGATCAAGGCAATCACCGGACTTGAAGACCCTAAAGAAAGAGCTATTCTAGGTTTAGTATTAAGAATTTCAGATTCTCAAGACAGGCTTATTCACGAGGCTTTTCAAAAGTTAGAAAGGGTCATTCAAGACGAGGGACGTTTGAGAACAATCGTTTTAAACGGACATGTAGATAATCATGAAGTCCATCATGATTGGCTTGAAAAGAATCTTATCCAAAAGAATACTTTAGAGAATATTGTACAAGTAGCTAGAGAACATAATGAAAATAAACATTATTGTGTCTGGGCTGCTCAGAAGATGAAAGAAGAAGAAGAGGCGAAAAATGATAATAAAGGTAGTAAGAGAAAGATTATAGAGGCATTAGTTATCTATGCTATCCTGTTTATTGCAGGTGTCAATTATAACAGTTTAATCAATTTTATTAGAGGTAACAATAATGCCGATTCCAGCGTTCCTAGTACCCATTCTTACACAAGGCCTTAATCTTGTTGCTAATGCAGCATTAAAGAAAGGTAAAAAGTGGGTTCAGGAAAAAACAGGTGTTGATTTAGATCAGCCTGAATTGACTCCTGAAGACTTTGTTAAATTAAAACAATTTGAAATGGACCATGAGGAGGAACTAATTAAGCTTCGTCAGGAAGATGATAAGTTGTCTTTCGAAATTGAGAAAGCTTATTTAGAAGATGTGGCTAATGCACGTGGTATGCAAATGGTTGCATTAAGTCAAGAAGATTTATTCTCTAAGAGATTTATTTATTACTTTGCAATTGGTTGGTCTATTTTCTGTGCCTTATATATTGGTTTCATTACTTTTGGTGAGATTCCGGAAGCAAACGTTCGTTTCGCCGATACCATCTTAGGATTTACGTTGGGAACATTAATTGCTCAGATCTTTTCTTTCTTCTTCGGCTCTAGTATGGGTTCTAAGAGGAGTGGCGATACTATCCGAGAGGTAGTCAAGAATGTCACTCATAAATGAACAAGTAGCATTCTTTCAAGATTTGTTAAAACTAGGAGCATTTATCAATACTACAGGATTAGTAGTTGTTGCAAGAGAATTGCAGCGTCCTCTTGAAATGCAACAGCTGTATATTAAGTCAGGTCGTAGTAAGACTATGAATAGTATGCATTTAAAAAGTTGTGCTATTGATCTTTATTTTTTCAAAGATGGAAAACTTACATACGATATGGTTTTATTAAAACCTATTGGTGATTATTGGGAAAGCCTGAATCAAAAGAATCGATGGGGTGGTAATTGGAAGTCATTCAAAGACGTTCCTCACTTTGAGCGATTTGTCTAAAAGAACCCTCCAGAGTAAAATCTGGAGGGTTTTAAATTGCGGAAAAAGAAGTATCTTATATGATATACCCTAACCCCTTGAAACATTAAGGAGAAGTGATATGAGTTTTTATCGTATGCAACTTTGCTCGTGTTGTAACGATGTTCCTTATGGGACACACGAACGTTCATTGAAAGGTATTCTTCGTGTTATCTTTCGATGGACAAAGAAAGAGTTCTCGTCTCGTTACTTTGGTGACAAGACATTAAGTGTCATCGACATGCTTTCCTATGAGCGTGTTGTTTGTAATAGATGCAAAGGACAGTCAATTGACTAGGGAGAAATTGTATGAGTCTTGATATCACGATAATCCCCAACGAAGACACTGAAGAAGCTTGGTATGGGAACATCACTCACAACTTGGCGAAGATGGCAATGGAATGCGGGTTGTATGAAGTGATGTGGGAAGCTGCAGGCAAAACAACTAAAGAGGTTTTGCCGAAGCTTGAAGCAGGCCTTATGAAATTAGTGTTACAGCCTGAAGTCTACGAGGAGTTCAACCCGGCAAATGGTTGGGGTTCTTACGAGACTTTAGTGATGTACGCTATTGAATACCTAAAGGCTTGCAGAACAATTTCTGGAAAAATCGCAGTATCCAGATAAGGAATGCTAATGAGAAAAATAGTCATACTTGTTTTCATTATAGGTATCTTCACCGGCTTAATTGCTGAAGGTGCTGATATCGTCGTCAAAGAAAAAGAAGCGATTGCAGTAATCGCCTCAGGTCAAAAGACTACAGTCACAGTACGACAGGTCAATCCTGTCACGTACGAAGTGACGACACGTACACCGACAGGTACGGAAAGAAGAATTATATCTGTCAGGCAGACTGTAGGCAACTCTTATGAGGTAACCACTCATAAGTAAACTGCGGGTTTTTGGGTATCTTATATGATATACCCTCACCCCTTAACTCTTGCTTAGTAATAGTCCAATAGGAGGACTTATGAAGACGTTCTTTGCGACGATGCTTATTGTGCTGATGACGATGGCCGGCGTACAGACTCACCGTCTGTCAAAAACTCAGGAAGAGTTGGCTGCGACCAATGTGATGACGGATCTTTGCCAGGCACGAATCAAGGATCTCGAGGAAGAGGTTCTTGAGAAGAACGAGCGCCTTGTGTACTATACCGACCGCATTGCGGCGGTAGAAGAAAAGTATCAGGGTACGGTTGGTTATCGGACACGACGTTTGTTGTCAAAGGTTAATCCCTTTGATGACAATATCACCGATTAGCCGGCGGTAACAGGGGAGCTCACAGCGATGTGGGCTTCCCTTTACTCTTATTCTTTTTTAGAGATTTTTTTTATGGCTAATCCAAATAAACCAAAGAAACCAAAAACTTTTCTTGAGAAGTTTAAAGCAACTCAAGAAAGATGGTCTTTTCCTTCAGTTGTTGAAGTCTACAAGAATTCAAGAGTTATCAGGCAAAATTATAAAGCAATACTGGATAATTTAAAAGACTTAGATCCAGTCTTTTCGGATCCTAATTATATAAAGAAAGTACCTCGCGACGGTTGGCCGGCTGTTAAATTAACGCCACAGGTGGCAACGCAGCCTATTGTGCCTGACGTACCAGAACAAGAGGAACTTACGTTCTCTCGAACGAGTATGACTTATGTTAAGAAATTATAGAGTCTAGATCCGTTAGGATAAAAAGTTAAAAAACATCAACTATCTACTACCCTTAAGGGTGGTAGATTTAAGATAAGGGTTAATCCCTTATTTTTTTTTTTTTGGAGCATGTAGAATGGATGAGTTGAGGGACGGAATCGAATTATTTTTCTTACTTATTTTTCATAGATTAATATTCGCTTTCGTACACCTCGTCTTCATCTTTATCTGTTATAAAATGTTTGGAACATTTGCTAGGTGGTTTATAGGATTCTAATGAGAAACCAAATTATCGATTCTCTGAGTTTTCGTATAAAGACCGAAATATCAGATAAGAGTACTCTGAAATATTTGAAACACTTAAATATTGAAGATTACTTAGATACTGTTATTTCAGTATTGTATTTGTACACTCGGCAAAAGAGAGGGTCAAATCGAAATACAATATATCTTACAGAAGTTATTTGCGCTATTGGCCATGCGATTAGGAACAAGTATAAACTAAAAAGAGACTCTGCAGTCGCAGCAAGGACTGGTGCTTTTATTCTTTATACATTTGAGCTTGCTGGTATTCTTCAAGTAATTCTAGGGCAAGGCGCTAAAGGGCATAATGCATATATTATTCAAGTTCAAGATGATGATGAACTTTGTAAGCTTTGGGATAATCTAGAACCTTCAAAAATTGAAAAGCTTCCTTCTGAAACACCCTATACTCCTTGGAAATCAACTAAGCATGAAACTGGAATGATCCTAGTTAAAACAGGTAATAAGGATGTCTTAGATAAACTTACGCCTGAAACACACCCAATTGTTTTCGATTGTGTAAATAAAGCTCAGACTGTAGGATGGATTATCAATGAAACAATCTTTGAATTGCATCTATGGGCGCTTCGTAATAAAACGGATGCGTTCTCCGACATCTGGGAACTGCATAACTCTGAAGCTCGAGCTACCAAAATCCGGGAAGCTAAAGCAGTTGGAAGTATTGCAAAAAGATTTCTTGGAAAACAATTCTATCATCTTTATTACTACGACTTTCGAGGAAGACGCTATCCGGCGACGGCATATCTTCACGAACAAGGCTCAGATCTCGCGCGGGGATTATTACTCCGTGCCGATAAGAAAGCGATGGGTAAAGAAGGCTTCTTTTGGTTGATGGTTGCTATAGCTTCTAATTGGGCCGGTGACAGCGGTGAGAAGTACCAAGGAAAGACAGATAAGATTCCTTTAAATGACAGATTTGAATGGGCTATTGATAACGAAGAAATTCTATTATCATATGCTGAAAATCCTAAAGTAAATCAAGGCTGGATGAAAGCCGATAAACCTTGGCAATTTCTTGCAGCCTGCAATGAGTTAATGAAATTTAGAATTTGGCAAGGCAGTAACATAGAAAGCTATAACTATGAATCTCATTTTGAAGCTTATATTGATGGTTCTAATAACGGTAGTCAGCATCTATCTGCTCTTACTCGTGATGAACTTACTGCTCCTCATGTTAATCTCGTTCCTCTGACACTTCCTGGAGACTTATACAAATATGTAGCTGATCATGTTTGGAATAGACTTACTAAAATTTTAGAAACTTATACTAAAAAAGAAATCAAAGATTGTGAGTGTCTTATTGATGAACTGATCGATATTAAAAAGCAAATCAATGGTGCAGAGCCTAAGAGTGAAAGACGCAAAGAACTCATATCCAAAATTCAAAGTTTTAAAGACAGAAATAGAGGTCTTATCGAAAAGGCTGCTCCCGTCTATTGGATGAAAGTAATCGATCCTAAGCAGCGGCGTAAGATAGTTAAACGCAATGTTATGACACTCCCTTATGGAGGAACAGCTTATGGGCTTGGTGAGCAGCAGATCGATGATGCGAGAAAGCATGGAATTGAACTTTTGTTACACATGGAACACAAATGGGGAGCCTTCCTTGGACGAGAAGTGTTTGCAGATTGTAGAGTGTCTCTCCGCAGACCTATGCAATTGCTCTCTGTATTTGAAGCAGCTGGAAAGCGTGCTGAAGCAGAAGGCCGCTTCCTTTCCTGGACAGTCCCCATTACAAATTTCCCTGTCGTTCAAAATTACACCGAAGGAAAAGTAAGAAAGATTTGGATTCAATATGGACCACCTACCACTAAGATTTCTACAGGGCACTATTCTAATACTTTGCAGCTTGCAATATGTTTTATTGAAGATGTCAAGCCATCTAAAGGAAAGCAATCTCAAGGTGCTTCCCCAAATGCAATTCATTCTCTTGATGCAGCTCATCTTGCTATTACTGTCCATCGTGCTGACTTTCCAGTAAGTACAATTCATGATTCTTTTGGTTGTCTACTTGCAGATATGCCTAAACTATACAAATTAATTAGAGAAACTTTTGTTGAATTATATGCTGCTGATCCTTTAACGAAGATTATGAAAGATATTAATGGCGATCTTACAAATATTGAATTCGGTAACTTAGATATTAATTTAATTTTAAAATCGGAGTACTGCTTCTCATGAAAGAATATAAAAATTTTGGTGAATTGGAATCTGCACCATATGATATCTATAACTACTTTCTTAAAATGGAGTGCCATGAACCTCCGATTGACGAAAGGCCTTTCGAAGAATATTATGGCGGTAATGTTTATATAGTTGAAAACCTGATTGATCTTATAGATATTCCTACAACAGTTGAAGCTGTTGGTGAGAATCGTTGGAAGAGTATTACAGAGACTCCTGATTCCTTTGACTCTTGCCGTTATATTTGTGATGGTCGCTGGGTCGAAATTTTTATGGCAACTACTGATGCTGGTGGTCCTAGCTATTTTATTCCAAAAGCTTTAGCGGATCAGTGTCCGAATGTTGCAAAGTCAATTGAGATGTCAAAGGAGGCGTGGGGATAATGCAAATAACACGTAAATCGATACTGACGAGAAAAATTGTTACTAAAGAAATTGATGTTGATCCTGAGCTTCTTGCTAAGTACGAGAAAGGTGAAGCAGGTCTAATCCAAGAGGTATTTCCTCGTCTATCAGCTAGCGATCGTGAGTTTATTAAGACTGGTATCACGGATGAAGAATGGGAAATGCTACGTGAGCCAGACGAATAATTACATTCCTTTTTAGGATAGGCTGTTAGATTAACCCTCGTAATGAGGGTCGTAAAATTCAATATCAAGAGGCAATACTGTGAAAATCGGACCTGCTGAACTTTATTTTTGCAAGCTAGATCCAGAACGTCCAAATGCGAAGTTTAATCGCGAAAATCCCACCTGGGAGGTGCAGATTAGGACTGAAGATCGTGAAGTAAAGAAGGATTGGGAGAGCAAGGGTCTTCTAGTGAAGGCTGTTGTACCAGACGAAGAAGGAGCAAAACCTTATTGGCGTGTTAACCTTCGAAAGAAGTCTATCAAGAACAGTGGTGAGAAATCATCGCCTGTTCCTGTAATTGATGGAAAGCTAAAGCCAATTGATCCTAATACCATTGGAAATGGTTCTGTCGGTCTTGTTCGTCTTTATCAATACGAATATCCGAAAAAGGATAAAAGTGGTAAAGGTATTGTTAGTGTGCTGATGGGTGTTCAAATCATCAAGCATATTGTTTATATTCCTAAGCCGCGCGATGATGAGTTCGAAGAGACGGACTTTGAAACTGTTGATGTGCCTGAGGAAGAAGAAGCAGAAGCTGGTAAATTTGATTAACTCTACAATGTAGAAAAGAGGGGATTACTCGAAAGGGTAATCCCCTTTTTAATTGAAGGAAAAAACATGAAATATCAATACGTTGTTTATGATCTTAAGAAAGATCCTGTTGAGAAGGTACTGGACACTACTCGTTTTGAAGAATTGGAAAATTATCTATCACCCAGAATTATCACAGGCCTTTGCACGCATGTGTTGAGTATGACTAAAGCACCGCCGCTAGATTTTATTCGCACACTTGAAACCAGAGATGATTACGAAGGATGGCGAGCGATGCTGGAAAGGGAATATGCATGGATACCTGGTGTCGGCAAGAAGGGTGAGGAATTAGCTATTAACCAAGTTGGAATTGGTGTTGGACGACATTCTCCACTGCCTTCTCACGAGCCGCACCAGCAAGTTGAAGACGACGGATTCACAACTTGTTATCCGAATTGCACTAGAACAGTTTTTGAAGGGCCACTCACGGTAAGACAAGGAGAATCAGTGCGCATTGATGCCGACGGTAAGCCTTCTGTAATCAAGAGTTCTACCGCAATAGATGAGTGGGAAGAATATTTGAAAAATAGCAAACCTTCTAATATCGATCCGCCTCATTATCAAAACTATCTTTCAGTTGAGTTGCCTACAGCTTCAATGGATTATCAATGGCT